AATTTTTAACAAGCGATCAAGAAGCAATTTGCAGAATGCAGCTAAACAAGCTTAAAGAAATCTCTTACGAAAGAGAGCTAACGCTTGAAGAAGCCAAGCGAGTTGAAATTTTTTCAAAGATTTTAAATGTTTTAGAGAACAGCCCTAAAACAATTAAAGTTGAAACCAAAAACTTGGACAATAAAGAACTGTTGAGTCTCCTTGACCAAGAGTCAACATGAGCAAAATATCAAGAGCAGAGGCAATAAAAGAATTATGGAGGCGGGGGGAGCTTTCTTGGAAGTTGGATGTGGTGCAAAAACAAATGCACTCGTCCTACTATCACTCGCCTTTTAAAATTCACACATGGCTTCTTGCTCGCCGTAGCGGCAAAACCTACCTTCTTTGCGTTCTTGCCCTAGAACAGTGCATTAAAACCCCAAACAGCATTGTTAAATTTGTTTCTCCCACAAAACTACAAGTTAACAACAACGTCCGTCCCCTTTTTAAAAAACTTTTAGAAGACTGCCCCGAAGACGTTAAGCCAGAGTTCCGCACCAAGGACTATATTTATTATTTTCCTAACGGTTCTGAAATTCAGTTAGCAGGAACAGACTCGGGCCACGCTGAAAAGCTTCGCGGTGGCGACTCTCACATTTGTATTGTAGACGAAGCCGGAAGCTGCGACCATTTAGACACGGTTGTTAAAAGCATTCTTCTTCCCACTACACTTATTACTCGCGGAAAGCTTGTTCTTGCAAGCACTCCGCCCCAAGAATCTGAGCACGACTTTATTAGTTTTATTGAAGAAGCCGAGCACAAGGGTTCTCTTGTTAAAAAAACGGTTTACGACAACCCCAGAATCAGTAAAGAGCAGCTAGACGAGCTTATCGAAGAGCTTGGCGGATTAACCACGGAAGCGGCTAGGCGCGAGCTTTTGTGTGAAATTGTAAAAGACAGCAACACTTCTGTTATTCCAGAAGCAACAGACGAGCTTTATGCTGAAATTGTTAAAGAATGGCCTAAGCCCCCTTTTTACGACGCGTACGAGGCAATGGATTTAGGATTTAACGATCTTACCGTTATTCTTTTTGGTTACTACGATTTTAGAGCTGCCAAAATCATCATTGAAGACGAGTACGTTATTAACGGACAAGAGCTTCACTTACCAAAACTGGTAGATGTAATAAAGAAAAAAGAAACAGAACACTGGTTAAACCATCTTACAAACGAAGTAAAAATACCAACAAAACGCGTTAGCGACATTGATTATATTGTATTAAACGAAATACGGCGTATAAGCAATAACGAGATAAAATTTGAAGCAACAAAAAAAGACAATAACGAAGCTGCAATTAACACGCTTCGAGTTCTTTTAGCTAAGAAACAGATTATTATCCACCCAAGATGTAAAACTTTACTTCGACATTTAAAAAATGTAAAATGGAAAAGCGCAAATAATAAAGAGCGCTTTGCTCGTTCACCTGACGATGGACACTATGACGCTGTGGATGCTTTAAAATATTTTGTAAGGTCTATAAATTATAATAAAAACCCTTACCCGGCTCACCTTAATAAGGATCTTTACCAGTATTATGCGCCTGACGTTAGAAACTCACCCAGTTTTAATCCAACAACAGCGCCAAAAGAAGACAAATCTAACGTTTACAAAGCAATTTTTGGAATAAGGAAGAAATAATATGGACGGTCAAAGCAAATATCAGTCAGCAGAAGAAATTTATTTTGCGGCTAAAAAGCCGGAAGACGTTGCGTCAAATCTTCTTGAAAAATCCGCGTCGTTTTTTAACCTTCTTCGCGCAAACGCCTATCTTGAAAAGCTACAAAGAATGTGGCGCGCGTATCACGGGGCATATGACAACGACCTTGGGTTCGGGCACCGCATTAATTTTACAGGAGAACAAGGTGAATACACTCAACTTGCTGTAAATCACTTTAGAAACATTGCTCAGCACATTTATGTGATGATTACCTCTAATCGTCCAACAATGGAAGCTCGCGCAATTAACACCGACTATAAGTCCCTTGCACAAACTCACATTGCAAACGGTGTTCTTGATTACTACATGCGCGAAAAGCGCCTTGAAGATCATCTTAAAAAAGCCACAGAAATGGCGATTGTTCTTGGCTCAGGATTTGTTAAACTTGATTGGAACGCCACGTCCGGTGAAGCATACGACGTTGATCCAGAAACCGGAGAATTTAACTACGAAGGCGAAATTGAGTTTTCTAACCTTTCGCCATTTGACGTTGTTGTTGACGGAACTAAAGAAACTTGGGACAACGACTGGATTATGTGCCGGACTTTTAAAAACCGGTACGACCTTATGGCAAAATATCCCGAACTTAAGGATAAGATTCTTGCCATTCCCCCAAAAAATCAAAGCTCAGTGTATCGACTTGCTGTGTTTTCTAACGATGACACCGATGATATTCCTGTTTATGAGTTTTTTCATCGTCGCACTGAATCAATGCCAGAGGGTCGTTATCTTCTTTTCGTAGATGCCGACGCTGTGCTTCTTGATGCACCGATGCCTTATCGCGTTATTCCAATTTTTCGCATTGCACCGTCTGACATTATGGGAACTCCGTATGGATACACCCCCATGTTTGACATTTTTCCTATTCAAGAAGGCATTAACGCGCTTTACAGCACGATTATGACAAACCAAAATGCGTTTGGTGTTCAAAATCTTTTCGTGCCTAGAGATGCTGACGTGTCTTTTGCTTCACTTCAAGCTGGAATGAACATTATTGAAGGCAATCAAAAACCAGAACCAATTAACTTCACACAAACTCCTGCTGAAATCTTTAAGTTTCTTGATACGCTTATTCAAGCTGCCGAAACGATCTCGGGAGTTAACAGCGTTGCTCGCGGAAATCCTGAAGCCTCACTTAAATCAGGCGCAGCGCTTGCGCTTGTGCAAAGCATGTCGCTTCAGTTCGTTTCTGGACTTCAACAGTCTTACGTTAAACTAATTGAGGACGTTGGGACCGCGCTAATTAACATTCTTAAAGACTTTGCAAGAACCCCAAAGGTTATTGCGCTTGTTGGCAAAAACAACAGGACCGAATTAAAAGAGTTTACGGGAGAACAAATTAGCTCAATTAACCGAGTTGTTGTAGACGTAGGCAATCCCTTGTCACGCACAATTGCCGGACGCGTTCAAATGGCAGAACAAATGCTGCAAATGAATCTTATTAAGTCTCCTCAACAGTATTTTCAAGTTATGAATACTGGTAGACTTGATTCGATGTTTGAAGGCGAACTTAGCGAGCTAATGCTTATTAAGTCTGAAAACGAAAGAATGACAGAAGGCGAAGACGTTCAAGCAACCGCTCTTGATGCACATCGCCTTCATATTATGGAACACAAGTCTGTCCTTGCAGACCCAGATTTACGCAAAGACCCCGTGTTAACGGAAAAGGTGTTTAACCACATTCTTGAGCACATTGATCTTCTTCGTCAAACCGACCCTGATCTTCTTGCTCTTATTGGTGAACAGCCCCTTCCGCCAATTCAACAGCCTTTGGCCCCAACTCCTACCGGCGAAAGCATTCCAATTCAAGGTCAAAATATTCCAGATCGTACCTTGGAAAGAAGCCCAATGGGTGGTATAATGGGAGAACAGCCAGTAGCTGCGGTGTCTGGGCCGGGTGTAGAAAATCAACCGCTTCCAGAAATGCCGCGACCACCGGCTCCGTTTCAAAACGCACCCGTTAGTCCACAAGAAATAATGCCACAATAATAGGTTATGCCCGCGCCTCCACTACCATCAAAACTTGATGCTTCGCAGGTATTACAACACGTTTATGACGAGTCTTTAGGCGCGTTACGTGTTAATACCGGAGCGACAATCAACGTTCAAGGTATTTTAGAAGTCGCAATTGATGCGTCTAGCGACTCTATAAGAATTGGTGACGGAACCGATTACGCAGACGTTACTGTTGATAATTGTTTAAAAGTAAAAGACCCAGATGCAATTGCGTTATTAACTGATATTGACGCAAAACTTGGTGTCCCGTTTTCTACTACGGTCATCAATCTTTTTAATGAAATTAGTTCAGTTGCAATTGGTGCAGAACAAACTATTCTTACGTACACCGTTCCGATTGGAAAAGTTTTAAACTTGGCCTTTATTGCATCAGAATCAGACGCTGTTTCTGTTATAAGAGTTAAACAAAACGGAGTAACAA